GAAGCAGCACTTGAAAGTATGCACAGGCATTTAGCTAAATACGAATTAGGAGATAGAAGTGAAGACCATTTAGCAGCAATCATTTTTAATGTGCAATTGATTATGAAGAACGAAGAACAAGAAGGAATTAAAATAGACGAATATTATGGAAATAAAGAAAACAAGTAAACGTGGTTTAGATTTTATTGCAAAAGAAGAAGGTATTATACTTAAACCTTATAAGTGTAGTGCAGGTATTCCTACTATTGGTATTGGTTCTACATATTATGAAGATGGTCGTAAGGTTCAAATGACGGATGCACCTATAAGTAAAGAACGTGCTATTCAGTTATTCCAAAATGTTTTAGTTCATTATGAGATGTGTGTTTATACTTCTACTCGTGATGACATTAATCAAAATCAATTCGATGCACTTGTAAGTTTAGCATTTAACATAGGAACAAATGCACTTAAAAAATCTACATTAATTAAAAGAGTAAATAAAGACCCAAATGGTTCTGACATTGAAGGTGCTTTTTTGATGTGGAAGAATGCAGCTGGTAAGCCTATTCTATTGGATAGAAGAAAAAGAGAATACGCATTGTATTCAAGCAAGTAAATTTATATTTATAAGTATGGAAGCACTTAAAAAAGCATTAGCATTGCTAAAAGAAAACTGGAGAACTACACTTGTTGGTGTGTTCTTTGCAGTATTTGGTGTGGCATACTTCTTCAAGTTGATAGATGCACAAGGTTTAACTATGGTTTGGGGTGCATTAGGTGGTGTAGGATTTACTATTTCTAAAGATGCGTAAGTTTATATCACTTTTTATTTTGAGTGCCTTATATGGCTTTATTTTAAGTGGTTGTGCTACTCGTAAAATAACGGAGAAAGAATATGTTACCGTTCGTGATACAATTATTACACCACCAATCGTAAAGCTGGATACATTAACACAATGGAATGATAGATTTATTTACTTGAAAGATAGCACCAACCAAATGTCGGTAGTTATTGAACGAGTAAAAAACAATTATATCCGGGTAAAAGCCGATTGTGTTCCTAAAAAGATTATAGTACCCATCACGAAGACCGTTGTAAAAAGTAAACAAGTAATTGTTGAAAGTTTCTTTTGGAAGCGTGTATCGTTAATCTTACTTTTGGTTATTGGTGTTTATGTGATTTACATCAAACTCCTGCCAAGAGGAGTATAGTAAGTTAGTTTTTTGTTTAGGTTTAGGGGTAGTCATTCATTTGGCTACCCTTTTTTGTTGCATTTTTTCTCGTTGATTATCAAGTACTTACGATAATCTTAAAAAAATAATTCATTTTTTTCTTGCATTGTATTGTATGTTGAATGTATATTTGTTAAACAAACAAAAACGATAAACTAAAAATCACAACAAAATGAAAAATTTAACTTTAACGGAAATCATCGAAGAATTAAATGAGTGTATTTCAAATACTCAATCAGATTTAACAAAAGATTGGAATGAAGAAAAAGAATTAATGTCAATCCAACTTCAGAGTTTATTAATTGCAAAAGCAAATTTGGAATTAATTATGCAAACAGGCAATCAAATTTTTAAATCATCAATTAGTAAATAACCAATAGGGTAGTGTAATAGCTACCCTATTTTATTTTAAACTTATGAAAGTAATAATCGACAATTCACTAACACCTATTGAATTAGCAAGGCTAAAATATCAAAGGCTTTATGAACAACAACAAATTGCTAAAGCAGAACGCAAAGAGCATTTGGAATTATCAACAAAAAACCTTATATTTAATTTCTTGAAACTAATAAACTAATGGCACAAAAAGTCCTACTCGTTGCAAATCCACAAGGTGTAGATGCAATCACAATCGGTAAAGAAGGAACGATTTTAAAGAAATTCTTCTCATTCGCATTAATCCAATTTACTAATGAGTTCGGAGAATTGGAAGAATGGTATTTTTCAAACAATGAATTTCAAAACCTATAATGAAAAACTTAATCGAAAAGCTGGTATTAATTCAAAGTGAATTAAAAGCACCTAAAGGACAAACAAATAAATTTGGTGGATATAAGTATCGTTCTTGTGAAGATATTTTAGAAGCCTTAAAACCACACTTAAAAGAGCAAGGTCTATTCTTATCCATTACCGATGAATTGGTAGCACAAGGAAATAGATACTATATCAAGGCAAGTGCAATTATTACTGATGGCATAGATAGATGGTCGGTAGATGGTTGGGCAAGAGAAGAAGAAGTTAAGAAGGGAATGGATAGTTCACAAATTACAGGTGCTTCTTCATCGTATGCTCGTAAGTATGCATTGAATGGTTTGTTTTGTATTGATGATACAAAGGATAGTGATGCGACAAACGATGGAGGTATCGAGCCTATACCAACGGTTAATCTACAAACTGCCGTTTATGATATTGGTTTAGCAAATAGCCTTGATGGTCTTAAAACAATTTGGTCTAAATATCCACAATTCCAAAAGCAACAAGAATTTATTGATGCAAAGGATAAAAAGAAAACACAACTAAATGGATAATCAACTATTAACATTCGAGGGGTTGCAAGTGCAATCTCTCGATAAAGCCACTATAATCAATCAATGCCAACTTGTTAAAGAGAATATAATGAATGGTGGTTTGAGTGCGTTAGAAGTCCTTATATCAGCTAAAAAGATGCAAGAACTTGGTAAGCAACTGGAAGAAATTAGTAGACCAATAGCAGAAGATAGAGTTGTGCTTGGTCGTGGAGAAGTTTACAAGGTGCAATCGGTAGAGATTATAGAGAAAACAATAGGTTCGAGAACTGATTACTCAACCTGCAATGACCCGGAATGGGAAAGCCTTAACCAAGCATTGTGCGATATTAAAGATGCCATCAAAAAACGTGAAGCATTTTTAAACGCAATCACATCGCCAACAACAATCGTAACAAACGATGGAGAAATCATTACAATTAATCCACCAATCAAGTCGGGTAGGCTTGGTTTATCTTTAACAATTAAATAGTATATTTGTAAATTAAATTTTAAACAATGTCAGAAGAAAAAAAAGAAAGCTGGGGTGCTTGGAAAAAGCAAACTCCAAAAGGCGAAGTGATTAATTTCACTTTAGAAGGTAAACGCTACTCAATGTGGGCAAACTCCTACAAGAAAGAAGAAAAGCAACCGGATTTCAAAATTTACTTGAATGATTATGTAGCACCAACAACAAACAATGATTTAGAACCGAAGGCAACGGATTTGCCATTTTAATTATGACTTACGAAGAAGCAGTACAAGTGCTGGTTAATGCAGTAGCAGTAGCACAAAACAAAGGAGCATTTACTTTAGGCGATGCAAAAGTAGTAATTGAAGCATTACAAATTGTAAAACCCGAACTATTTGTTCAAGAAGCAGAGGAAGTAACAGAGTAATTAATCCGGGTGGTGTAAAAAGCCACCCTTTTTTTAAACCATTATGCAAGAAACAACAAAAGATTTGTGCTATTATGCAGCACAATTATACCATACCGATAGAGTTCCATCAGATATTATTTACGATAGGATATTAAATAGCAAATCAAGGCTAAAAGAGGTCGCACAAGCAAAGCAATTAGTAGGATATATGTTATATAACCATTTAGGATTTACGCTTCAGCAGGTAGCCTATGAATTAAATTTAACTAATCATTCAACTATCATCTACTGGTTAGATAAAATTCAAGTTCAACTTCGCACTAACCGTAGAATGCAATACCGTTATGATTATATGAAAGATGTATTGCGTGGAGAACAAAAAGAAATCATCAGACAATCAACACAAGTACCAAATAGAAATGAATTAAGCGAAGCAGATATGCAGTTTATGAAGTCAAACTTTAATAATGGATATAGTGTTTCGTATTATGCCGATGTATTACGCAAGAATAGACAACCTGTTAAATCATACTTGCGATTTTTATTGAAAGAAATTAGTATATTTAGCGCACCGAAAGTAGATAGGTTTAGAACTTCCGGTATTAAATCACAATCAATAGATTACTAAAATGAAAAAAACTTACTATTTCCAACACGATTTCGAGGCGATTAGCGACCCTAAAATTCAGTTTATCTTGGCAAAATTCGGTGGCATTGGCTACGGTCTTTGGTGGCGCATAGTAGAAATGCTACATCAAGAAGATGACTGAACTCCAGTCACATCACGATCTCGTATGCCGTCTTCTGCTTGAAAAAAAAAACAATAAAGGCCTAAGCATAAATGCCACGAAAAGGCAAATCCCCCATCCTATGTCGTCGCTGCAGCACCACACCAGCAGAACCCTCAGCTAGGCGCTAGGGGCGCGTAAGACGGTCCTAGTGACAACCCATGCCGAACAAGACACTCAGGCACTCCCTCCA